GCTTCACCATTCAAAATAGGTGTCGTCATCGAGGTCTGCGCTGTAACAGTGCCAGCTTCGAAGTCTCCTGTAGATGCTAAATAAGCTATCTCAGCACCAGCGAAGTTAGTAAAAGAAAGCTCATTAGCTCCCGCATTATCTCCAAGACCAATAGCAATATCTCCACCTGTTGGGGCTGTGATGGCCATGTCAGCAGCAGATGTGTAGATTGGTGAGGTCACCGATGTCGCTAGCGTAATGGCATCGTCGACAGCAAACGTAATAGTGCTGCCAGCTCCTGTCGAGGTGATGTTTGTTCCGCCAGCAAGGACAATATCTCCAAGTGTCGGGGTGATAGCTCCTCCAGCGTCGCCAGTAAGGGTGTCGACGTCTGACGAACCAGGTGTAAATGTCGTCCATGTTGCAGAACCAGCAGCAACTTGGTTGAGAATGTATGTTCCAGTTCCTGGGTAAATCCAAAGCGAACCTAGTGGATACCCAGTATCATTAGCTGTTGGAGCGCGCTGAGCGATGATAGGCTCAGGCATAATCTCAGAGATAGGTTTACCTCCAAGAGAATATGTTTGTCGTTTCTTAGTCATAAAGTCCTCCTCCTCGAGGTTTATTTATATATTTAGTATGTCATAGTAATTCATTAACTTTGACACAAATCGCCACATGACGTATATTTATACGTATAACGAAAGAGGTAAAAAGTTGGAAAAGAGACGGATAATTAAAGAAAAAAAGATGCCAGTAAAGAAAAAGAAATTTGTCATGGACATCACCGAAGAAGAACATCAATTCCTAAAGATGGAAGCAGTCAAACGAAACATCTCCATGAAGGCTTTGGGAATGAAAGGATTAATGTATTTCTTAAAAAAGTTTTCGAAGTAAGATAGCGATGGCTAAATTTAAAATAGACATCAATGATATTGTCGGCCATGAAGTCGGAAAATTAAAAGTTTTAAGGTGGAGTCACTATGAAAAACGCTCTCACCGTTACGAATGCCTTTGTCAATGTGGAAGAATAACCACTGTGAGAAGAGGAGACCTTCTCTCAGGGAAGAGCAGGTCATGCCAGTGCTTTCATGCTGAAAACGATGAAGAATTACGCAATATTATTATGCGCATTCCTCCACAAAAAAATGGATGTCGTATCTGGCCTGGTTCGAAATATGATAGTGGTTATGGTGTTGTGCATTTCCGCGGAAAAAGCTTGAAGGCTCACTCCCAATCAGCACGCGTCTTCCTAGGACCTCGACCAAAAGGTCTCGTCACTATGCACAAATGTTTTTGTAAGTCCTGCTGTGAACCCACCCATCTCGAATATGGAACTCACTCTCAGAATCACAAAGACGCTTACAAGAATGAAGGTAAAGCTAGAAGGGGCGAAGCTCTCAACTTAGAGAAAGCACGACAGATTCGCGCTATATACCCACGCATAACACAAAAGGAGATTTCAAAAAAATTCGGTTGCAGTCCCAACCTAGTGTCACAGGTGATTAACAATAAAATATGGAAAGAAACAGACATCTCCCCTGAAGAAGACGACTGGTCGTCAGAAGGTCACGAACAGATGGATTTTAACTTTTATGAGTAAAACAAATGATTTTCGCAGCAATATTACTATTAATAGCATTCACATTCAGACACACCAATGGAATGAACTATTAATTATTCATCTGATTTTTCTTGATGCTCTTCAAGAAATTTCATAGCTTCTTCAGAAAATGGGTTTTCCTTAAATTCTTTCTCTGCCACGCGCTCAAATCCAGCCATATTTCTAGCAAAAGAAGCCTTATTATCATTAGCAGCGGCAACAAGAATATTTGCATAATATTTTCTAAGAGCCGAATTAGATGAGATGCGCTTCATCATCTCTTTAGCAAAATATGCTGCTCCTATAGATGACAACATTCCTATTTTAATAAAAGCAGATCCAGGAACTAAAGCAGACTCTGCGCCAATAGCTGCACCAAGATACGTGGCATTTTTAAGAGACGCATTTCTCTTAAAGAAGTTTTTTATGTTTTCACTCTGTGCTATCCCAGCATATGCCATCTTTGCTTCGTCATTTAATTTTTTCCATTCAGGATTTTGTTCTCCATATTTATTGAGATTGGAACTATGAATCTCATCAAGCTGTCCCAAATAATGCTTTTCTGTGCTTTTTACACCGTTTCTAGCTCTTCCAATAGTTTTATCAAAGTCAATGGCGTCAGCAACAGTCATCGTTCCATCTTTAGCCTTGTTCTCTAACTCAGATATCAACGTCAAAGTTTTTTGTTTTAATGGATCCGATTCTGAGCCACGTTTGACCACAGACTTCAATTTTTGAAGTTTTGTCAAATCATAAGCTATTTTTTCACCTTCAGGAATAACAGCACGCATTTCATCATATAGATTATTAATATGACTCTTGACTCCACGCCCCTTTCCAAACAATGACGCTAGCAAAGTTGAACCCATTTTTATGTAACTCTGAACTTTTTCGCTAGCACCTAAAGATTTAGCTATTTCCTTCCCAGTTACTCCAACAAGAGCAACTAATGACGCTCTTGCTAAGTTTGCTTTACCAAAAAAAGGATTAGCTAGTGCCACAAAATCTGAGAAATACTCGTCTTCTAGTTCTTCATCTTCATTCTCTGGAATTGTTTCTGGTCTATCCTCATAAGAACGAGCTTTATATTCCTCTGATGTTGGGAAAACATTAAAGGCTTCTTTCATTCCCTGATAAGCCCCATACAACTTCTTAGTAATAGGTCCTAGTTGTTCAGTGTCAACAGTTCCTGTTTCTGGCATAAAGCTCTTAACTGCTTGGATAATATCTCCAGGAGTCCCTCTTAAAACCTCACCTCCACGAGCTTCCAATCGGATAGCTTTTTTTTTCAACTCCTCGTAATGAGGGAATTTTGTTGTGGGTGTCTGTTCAGCCTGTATCGCTGCTTCTTCCTCTGTTGGTGGTGCAAAGAGACTTTCTTCGAATTTCGCATTACCATTCATTCTTCCACCTTTCTACGTCTTGTTTGCTAGGAATTTTATATCCAAGATGAACGGCCAATTTATATCCGTCATTATTTCCGTATACCTCTACAAATTTATCTTTCATCTGAGTTGTAAGAACAGTCCCTTTCACAACTGGTTCAGATATATACTCCTTCAGCTTTCCTCCTTTTAAAGACAATAAACCGTTTTCTTGCTCTTGGGCCTCTCTCCAAAAATACGACAACTTATCACTAGTGTCTATTGCATATGGCTTTATCTTTTCATTTACAATTTCCTGAATATTAGCAGGTACGAACGGATATTCATTGGCGGTTTGAAACGTTAATTCGTTGCGTTTTTTCTCCATATCTAATTCGGCTCTTTTTCCGTAATATAGAACAGCATTAGATAAAGGGCTTTTTTCAATCGATGGGTTAGCTGTTACAGATATTCTTTCTAAATATTGGTTTTTTTGACCAGTGACATTTCCAAGGTCTCCTATAACAAAAGTTTTAACACCACTACGTAAAAGGTTTCCTTCGGGAGATATCCACGTTTCACCAATACCCAGAGGAAGCATGGTCAACCATCTATCCCTCATAGCCTTGCCAGAATCTCGATTTTTTATACCATACTCTATTTCACCGAGACCAGCTTCGCGCTTAGGCATACTGATATCGGACTCTCTTATTTTCTTCATATAGTCTTTAGACTGTTCCGTAGCGTATTTTCGCTCCCTATCAAAACGGTCATAAGCGTTTTCCCTGGACTTTTGTTCAAACTCTGCAAGCTTAGAAAGACGTGGATCACTGCTAGTAGAATAAACAGCTAAATCTGTATTAGAAAGCTCGGGAAATGCGGTTCCTTGCAACGCTGGATCTTGTGACGGCATAATCTGCCTAGGAGGAGAAAACGGAGTTATAGGGGGAGGGGCAGAGACTTCTTGTTGTGTTGGTGGTTTTTGTTCGGGTAATGTCTGTTCTTCTTTATTTTCATCAGGTTGAAAAATAAAATCCTGATTAGAAACAGACTGCACAGGTGCTGAAATTGTTGGCTGATAATTACTTTCTATAGGTTGCTGTGACGATTGCCGTTGACGCGCCATCTCAATATTTTTCATGGCTATATCAAATTCCGACGGCGTTGCTTGCTTCGCAATAGCAACTGCATCTGTTGCCTTTCCACCATTTTTTACAAAGTCTAAAACAAATTGCGTTGTCCCTGCAGGAGTCGAAAAGTCAGCTTCATCCAAAGTCTTTTTTAGAATACCTTGCTTTCTATATTCTTCACGCAGCTTATCACGCTGGTCGAAATAGCTGTCAAGGGACTTCTGTAATATAGACATCCCCGGAAGAATTCCCTCATCTTTGAATGTTATTGCTCCTAGTGGCATGTTATTTCCTCCATCTCCAAGGACTTGCTGCTCCGACCAATCCAGCGACCTGACTAAACGGAGATTGGTTTTGTTGTACAATAGGCTGCTGTGTTTGAACACCAAATAATGAAGCAAGTAACTTCATAGCATCCATTTGCTGACCCTGTTGTTGCTGATAAAATTGCCCCATCTGCGTGCCTAGCCCCGTCGCCAAGTCCTGCGCTGATGCTGCTAGTGCCTGGTTAAGGCTAGAAGATGAACCGGCATTCTGCGATACCGCACTTTCACGTATTGCTGGCAAGAGGTCTTGCTCATATCTCATCATTGCAGGGTCAACGAATGATTTTTGAAATAGTCCCTGAAACTGCTTCTCATCATATGGCTGAAGATTTTGTTCTAAAACTGTGTTAGCTTGTGGACCCAGATTCCCCAGCATCGCCAGCAACTGTTCTTTCATCTGCGGGTCCATCAGCTGTGCTGACCCTGTCTGTTTTGCGCTTCCTTGTAACGGATTTTTTCCCATACCCAGGATCCTCCTCCAGGTCATATTCCATGATTGATTCTTTAGCTTTTTTGAATCCGTAGTACTCACTATGCTTCGGACCACGTGTTACCCACACGACTTTTTTTAGTTTACACTCTTTTCCTATTTCTCGAACCTTGTCAGCAACAAGCATTGCAGCTTTTCCTTTGTGCCAATACTCTTTGTCTATAGAGAACATCTCCACGACAAGAGTTTTTGAAAGAGGCTCGACATCACACCATAACATCCCAACAACTTTATTCCCCTCATCGGCAAGGACATATAACATCGACAATGGATTAAGTTGTGGCCCGTTAGGGGTGTCTCGCATACATACGACTTCTTGATACTTGTACCAATCATCAACCTCATAATCGCGCCCTTTTATCTGTTCCACGAGATATTTAGGAATATGCACAGGGGTAAACACTCTTATGAACCGAAGATTGCTGAAGTCTGGCTCTTCGTCTTTTTTCTCCATTAGTCTATTTCCACCTCCACTCCAGGGTATCTGATATGTATGCGTAGTGTCGTGGCGAAGTTCGACACAGCAACGGGAGCAAAAGCTCCACCGCTCTGAACATCGACAATAGACAGATTGCGTGTTCCAGGTTCCATCACGCCACAGAGATATCCACTGAAGATGAGATTTTCTGACATAACCGTTCCGATGAATGGGTAGTTGTCATATGTGACACATTGGTATGGCATCTCTATGATAAGGTCCCCAGTGCCCGTATGGGCCGTCCAGCCGATGTCTATGTAGGCATCGACGAATATCCCTTGCCACATGACATACGACGTCTGGTGGTCAGCTACATACGTCCCTACACCTTCCGTTGTAGAGCCTATGACTGTTGGAATATATTGCCACCCGCCGACACCCAGGTCATCGGAAACAGAACCAGATATTGTCTGATAGATACCATTATATTGTGTATTTAAGGCCGATACGAGCTCTCTGACATATTCAGCAAGGTCTTTACCACCAGAGGATATCTGCTCGCTGTAATATGGGAGATTTGACCTATCAGGTATCGTCATGACGGCCTCGAACTTACTGGTCTAAACCACAGCATCAAAGCATGTATGCGTAAGGGATTATTCTTTCCTCCACACGAGATAACGATTTTGTGCTGGAAACCGACGGCTCCACAGTAAAAACGCTTCCACACTTTGTCAGCATAGAATTCATTCTCTGTGACGACACCTCCTCCGGTGTATTCACCATATGTAGTGGTGTCAATCCCTATCGAAAACTTATTCTCAGGGTCTACAGCGTCTAACGTCACAGTAAATGGGATGCCGTTAATATATTTCATACCGTTAACACCGTATAGATAGACAACATCCCCAGTGCTTAGACCATGACTATTAGCCGAGACAACACCAGGATCGTCGTTAGTTATGTCTGATATGGCAGCCAATTCATGAAGTTGCGGAAGAAGATTGCTTTTCTTGCTTATGGGAAGCTTTTCCTCTCCTTCGTCTACAAAGAAATCAACATCTACAACTGTGGTAGTGTTAGTGTCGAAAAAGATATCTAAGTAACCAAACTGACACTTCTTCCCTTCTTTTATATAAGGATTCCACCCCGCTGAAGTCATGCTGAAGGGTATTTCGGTTGATTCATACTTATAGACAAAACCGCCTATTGTATATGCGCCCACTGATGTTGAGTCTACAAGGTCAAAACTGTTGTCTACGATGTTTGTCACTTCAAACGATTGGTCATTAATCCCAGTAACGCCTGTAACGCCAGCTATAGTTACGATATCACCCTCTTCAATACCTTCTATCTCATCAACAGTCACAGTACATGGAGAGCCAATACTGACGTTGATGATGTCATATGAAGTTGGTATCATCCTATCGTCAGGGCCGAACTCCATTATGAAGATCTCTCCGTCCTGGTTGCCACCCAAAAGTATCTCTGCGCTATCGTCGAAGTAGAAATCAGCAATAGTAAGGTCTCCAAAATCTTTAAGAGTCATGTTGCCGAAGTCATCAATAGCAGAGTCCTGAGCTGCCCCACCGTATCCCAAGACGTTCATGTCTATAAGATATTTTGAAAAAGACTTCGAATCCTCGTCAAAGATTAAGGCTGCGTTGGAGTCGTCTGATTCGTTCTTAGGATACAATGTCCAGATGTTTCTGTTGCCGAAGTTGCGCTTGATAAAGACGTTGCCAAACTGTCCAGCATTGACCTCGTCGTCGACAAAGTTTGAGATTCTCTCATCGACGCGCTGTACCTGCGCACCATCAACATATACAATACCACGGCTCCCAACAGATATAACACCATTGTCAAACTGTTCAGAGGCCATCTTCCCATCACAGGCACGGTAGTCATTAATCTTCGTCCACCGAAACGGCCCATTGGGGTTAGCAGTATAAGTAAGTGACCATATGCTGTTAGTGAAGAAGACAATGATGGTGTCGTGCAAGAACTGAGCACTGATAATATGGTCTCCAGTAGGACAATCAACGAAGTTACCTCTCCCGCGCCTGTTGTCATACCAAGCCTCCGCGCCGTCAGGATTCTGTATCTGACACCAACGAGCCCTTTGTGGATAGGTATTACCTCCTTCGAAGGTATGCAATAATATAAGACGAGACTTCCAGGCAAAGATGAGTTTGCATCCTAGGATATCTGTAACTCCATTAATAGATGGGACATACGATGTTGTGGTTGTTCCACCGTCGTAATAGCGTATGCCATCGAGTCCTCCAGAATATGGACGTCCATTGGTGAAATACATCCTGTATAAGGTTGTGGAGACGGAATCTTCAGTAGAGGCCCAATTGCAAGCGTGTATATAGTTGTAATCGCCGCCTGCCATAATATCTGCGGAGTCTATAGGAGTATAAACTCTGTTGGTGGGATCATAAGCCGAGGCTCTCTTAGTGTCGAAAGCTATGACTTCTTTGACGTTTAGGTTGTCGATATAACGCTCTATACCCATCACTGGGTTGCCAGGAACAAGATATACGTCTCCAAGGCCAGCATAAGGAGTGAATCCAGTTCCTATAATGTTGTCTAGCTCAAAGGTTCCACCAGCTCCACCAACAACGTTAGCAACAGTATAACGCTCGCCGTTAACTTCTGTCATTCCAGTGACGTTGCGTATCTCTATAACGTCTCCAGCGGTAAGACCTGTAACATCTACTAGTGTTACGGTTACAGTACCTATAGCAGGAACTGGACCTACAGCTTCAACAGCAATACCCGTTATCTTCCAGTTTGTCTGATGCTGATGGACAATGTCCCCCTGTTTAATATAACCATTCCTTTTCTGTAAAACTCCATGGTTTAGACGCCCATTGACGATATCGCTGAAGGCGTCTTCAGGTAATTGCCAGGGAGCGATGTCAGTGTCTAAGCCAATTTGAAATGGAGCTATTAAAAAAGGGGCATAAGCTGTCATAATATCTCCAAATGCTTACATATTTTTTTTATGTGGCCCTTCCATTCATATGGAGCTATTAAAAAAGGTTGGTAGTTCATTAGGTAGGTCTTCCCCCTAAAACAAGAACAGTAAAAGGCCTATTAGCGTACGTTCCATTCTGGTTGGTTATTCTAACATAAAATAATGCTGTCGTGTTTCCAGAATAATGCGCTGTTGTAGAATTACCGGGAGAGTGTTTTACAGTTGCTACAACGCCGTAATCTGCGCTAGATTGCTGATGTGAAGCATGAAAAGATATCTCATATACTCCATCTGATATTCTAGAACATGAAAGGGCCTGCCCTACTGGAGCACTCTGGGCAACTATTCCTCCCGCATCATCGATATATGCCCAATACGAAACCAGATTTTTTTCATCGTATGTTGTCGTGCCAGCATCATTAGTAAAAGATTCAAAACCTATTGTTGTATCAGAGGAACCTAATGTTCCATCATTAGTGACCTGGATGATCTTGCTAGCAGCATCTCTAAAGTATAATTCTTGTATTCCTCCACCATCTTGCTTGCTGTATATGTAGCATGTTCCAGAGGCAACCGTAGGGTCGACTGCCACACCAATAGCTGTTCTGTCAGCCATCTGTAGTGCTCTATAGTTCAAAAAAGGAGCCGCATCTGTGTCAGCATTCTGTATTGCCAACCAATGGTCTCTGCCAATCTCTCCAAGATTACGTATCGGTTCATCGTTTGCTGGTGTTGTTGGATCCCAAGGCATCTATATCACCTAAAATGTTGGTAGGACACGTGTCGATTCGAGGTCTATACATGTCCGTGTTAATATAAGGTTAATCTGCTCTTTGTAGAGCGCCGTAAGCTCTCCGTAGCGTTCCATCTCTCCGTAGTCGCTAGCGATACGCCTAGACGCTCCAAGGGCTATTGCCGGTCCCCATTCATCTTGCAGAGGTCTATCTGAAGCCAGCGTAAAGGAAGATTTATTTGAACCACTTGATGGCTTAACGGTAAGAAGCGTCCACGCTTTGATGCTGAAGCGATAAGCTTTATCTGGAACAGGGTTGAATGTGAACTTATTATCGAACAGCATCACCGCTGAAGGCTGTCCAAGAGACAACTCTATAAAGCTACACTGTATTGCCTGACCATCGGTAGGAGCTGTTGCGAACGTCACAGAGACAACGCCAGTGGTATAGTTAACAGTGCCAGCGCCACCTTCACTTCCAGTCAAAATTCCTAATGCTCCGGAGGTGCTATCAGTGAATATCTCTACGGTGTCATCAACAATAACTGACCCTCTTTTGATAGGAACGTTGCTAGAGTATGTGTTGGTAAAGGTAACGGTAGCACCATCACCAGACCATGTAGAATAACGCTGAACGCTCTCAGGGTTCAAAGCGTAGAAAGAATCAGGTTCTTGGAACACCTCTATCGTCATACGGTCTATAGTGGCATCAGGGACAAAGTTTGTATATTCATCCGAGAAGTCATAATCCTTCACACCATACTCAGTATTGAACTCAAACATCGTATAGTTTCTGTTGAGCTTGACGGTAGCAGGAAATTCATATTGAAAATATTTATTTATGTACTCATCAATCTGCTCATTACTACTCTCTGCTACAGAAAGGCGGCCGCTAAGCTGCCTTACCTTGCTACGAATTTCTGATAAATTCCAATCCATTATTCGAATATCTGCCTACATTGAAACCGTGATTTTTTGCCCTTGAGGTCTCTTATCTGACGCCCGGTCCCGTCAGGCTTATAACCATACAAAGGAGTCTCTCTAGACTCTATATGATTAACAACTTCTCTAGGAAGGTGATATTTCCCACCGTGGATAAGAGTATATGTTTTTGGGCGCTTTGAGGACCCAAAAGCAAACTTCAAAGGGACTCCAGGTTCTTCCAGGTTGTAGAACTCAATATATATTTCCTCTTCAAGCCAGTCGTTTTTCTTTTTTTCTGAAAGGCTTTTATCTTCTTTTCGTTCTTTGATAGCTGTAGAAAGCTTTAGTTCTGCCATTATTTTCTCCATATGCAATGGAAGGGAGCCCCTCAATGGAGAAAGAGACCCCCTCCCGGTTGTTTATCAGGTTACGGACTCTTTGCCTTTGACAATAGCGACCATAACTTTATTGTTACCACCAACAACGCCAGTGCCTAGCGTGATGCCACGCTGGGCAACGTTCTGAACGACTACTGGATCGCCAGCAGCATCAGAGACGCGTGTGACACGGCCACCACTGACATACACGCTGTATGCTGACGTATCTGTCGCTGTAGTGATAGTTGTCGCTGTCAACGATGCGATAACGTATGAGCCATTAAGATCGTAAGCAGTCGACTGATCGTCGGCAATGCCAGTAACCTTAATGGTGTCTCCGACGGCAAAACCAGACAGAGATGTATCTGTGCAAGTGATGACGCCAGGGTTAGCGTTGGTGATGCCACTGATGGTAGCACCATAGTTAGCACTGTCGGTATATGGAGTAAATCCATTGGATGTTGTGATGGTGCCAGCGTCTACGTCTAAGTAAGACGCATCATCCATCTCATCCATCCAGTAGAAACTTCCACCGTCAGTGATATTGATACTTGTCACCTCAGCAACTTCAAAACCGACGTCGAGATTTTTAGCGACGGCTGCTGCTGGGTTAGTCCATGAAAAAGATCTAATCTGTGCCATAGTATTTAACTCTCCTAGCTATGGGTTGCTTGTAGGTTCGTCATAAACGCATCATTCAAGATACGACTACAGAAAGGCTGGGTCCAACCTATCGTACCACGCTGGTTGAGAGGGTCGGCACTGCCAGCAGAACCTAGAGGCTTTACATAAAAGCTGCCGGCTTCGCTGCCGAGGTGTACTACAGCGTAGGCTTCCTTACCGACGATGAAGTTATCGTATACTGGCGTTGCAGCAGCAGAGACGCTGCCGACGGAACTATACAACCAACGGACGTTGCCCGTGGAACCCCATTCGCTATCCACAACAGTCTGTTGCGAAGGATACTGCGAGGTGCTGACGAAGTTTGAGACTGCCTCGAGGTCGTCAAGCAAGCCAGCATCAATGTAGGCCCAGAAAGCGGGTCTGATTGGTGCTGTACCGAAAGCATTGACACCTGTTACAACCTCAGAGATCATCTCAGCGTCGTTGCCCAGCAGTGTGAACACTGCGGAGTCGATGTCAGCCTTTGTAAGCTCTGTAGGGGTGTTGCCGTTGACGCCGTTAGCGCAGCTGACAACCGAAGCTGTCGACGCCAGGACGTCTCTGGTGATCTCGTCGATGGTCTGGCCCATGTTTTGGGACAGAAGACGCGAGGCTTCGTTTAAGACCTTGTCCTCGACGGTCATTTCGACCTGGTTGGTGACGGTAACGAAGTTACCATACCAATCAACACGTGCTTTGATATCTGTCGCCGACAGAGGGGCCCCTGGAGGGGTAACGCCGTCGATGAGAGGAACAGGCACTGTGTCCAGTCTAGAATAACGTCTAAAGACGATGGTGTCGCCGCTATTAGCAGGCAGAACACGTTTTTGGGCCATCTTTGTGTGAATCAGCTTCGGGTACGCCGTCATGAGCAATAGACGATCATAATATTCCCGCACTGCTGGTGGCAAAGTGGCTACATCTGTAATTGCCATTTTTGTCTCCTATATGGGCTAAAAATACCCAAGGTTTTTGTTGGCCATCTTCATAAATTCCTCATCAGACATGTGCTTATATGCCGTTACTTGTGACTTCGGAGCGGAACTACCCACAGAGGAAAGATTGCCTGCCCTTTTACTATTTTCAACCATGCGTTGTGCTTCGGCAGATTTCTTTGTGCGCTTATTAGCATCTCTGTAAGAGTCACTGTTCTTAGCCAGAAAGTAGGCCAGCTCATATTTGTTCGGATCATTCTGAAGAGTGGATTTTAGTGCTGGATTTTTGTTGATAACTTCGGGGAGGTATGTCGATACCACCTCGTTGTAATCTTGATACTTCTGCTGAACACGCAGTTCTTCGACACTCATCTGGTAGTTTTGTTGCATCTGGCTAAGATATTTCTTAGCCTCTCCTACCGTCAAAATATCGTCGTCAGACAGACCCCCAGACTGTTCCTGCGGAACCTGCTGTTGATTTGCCTGCATAAGCACCATGTGATCTTGAAGCATCTTTATTTGCTCTTGAAGCTGTTGGCGATTGGCTCTTTCTGCTTGTAATGCCGACACAGGAACCATTTCCTGAGCAGCATCCGCTAGAGCTCCCTCGTTACCATCTTCATGACCGGCGGCGTCCGAAGCTATTATTTCGCCCGTGTCTTCTACCTGGTTGTCCATGTAAATTTTCTCCATACGCCCGTAAGGCGGCGGCCCTATAAGTTGTTGTAGACGTATGCTCCAGCGATGTCTTGTCTATTCTCCTGTACCGTCGGCGATATCCTATCTCCAAGGTAAGGGAAGACGCGCTCCATATCGATGGGCATGTCATGCACGTTTACTTGTGTGTCCACGATCTCGCCATCCTTAACCTCTAGAACTATCGTTCCTAATAAAGGCTGTGGCTTCTTATCGTAGGCTTTTACAAGCCGGACCAGGACGTGCTCACCCGTGTCCAACTTTCTTTTTAAGTTTTTGTGGCAGATGACAACCCAGAAATGTCCTTTGGGTCTTGTGTTTAAAATATCTTCGACAGCTTTAGCGTCGGCTCTCATCATCTCTTCCGCTGTCTCGCCTATTTCTTGAACCATTCGTAATTCCTATTGATTTAATGACATTTCCATTGATTCTGAATTCTGCACAGGCTGAGCAACCACTTTACTAGCAGTGGGATCTGTTTCTACAGACTCTTTCGATATGTTGACGTTATCTTGTTTGAGCTGTTCTTCTTCTTGTCGTGCCATTTCACCCAACATCTGAGCTATAGCCAACTCTTCTTTAGCAGTAGACAAGTCCATCTGCTCAAGCTCTTTGACAGTCTTAACATGGTTGAGGACGGCGTCAGTGCGATTTTCCACTGCTTGGGAATTGCGTTCTGTCTCCAGACCCATGTTAGCGACACTACGCGTAAAC